TGGTCAGCAAGTTTCTTTGCTAACGTCTCTACCGCTTCAACTACTTCCTTAAAGATTAACTCTTTACCACTTCTAGGGTCGACATAGACATAGTTCTTGTCATTAATAATTTCTTTAAGTTGCTTTTGTTTGCTACCAAAAATTCTACTTGACATGTTAGCAAGAACATCATTAAGAACTGCAAGTTGTTTTTGATTTAATCCATCAGTATTAAACTTACGCTTAACAGTAGCAGTTAAAGCATCTTGTTCAAATTTTTCTAGAAACTGAAAACGTTCAGAGTCAGTAGTAAACTTAGAAAAAGTATTGTAATATTCTCTTTGCTTTTGAGCAGAGAATCCTGCTTCTGGTGCAGCAGCAATTAGGCGTGCTCGAAATTCTTTGTTAGCGTAATCTCCAACTTCACCAGCAATAGTTACTGAACCTGCTGGTACTTCGCGTGCTTTGTAGTTGCGACCAAAATAACCTACAGTTCTAAGAACTCTAAATGTGGTTTCAGATAAAGCAGATGGGTCTGTTTTGTGCATTGTACGGGCAAATAAAGAATCTGCTGTTGCATCGTATTCAGTAAACCAACCACGACCATTGATTTCCGCTCCCTTAGCGCGTAATTGTTCTATGTGCTTTCTGCGACTCCAGGCTAGTTCGGAACCAATCTTACCTACAATTCCACCTTCGGCTTCAGGTGTAACGGCTGAACGTAGTGCATCTAATTTTGCGTCTGCTACGTCTAAGGTTGCAACTAATTTTTCTTTTGTTGCTTCTAGGTTTTCTATTTCTTTGATGTTTAGAGTTGGTCTATCATCTGTAGAATTCTTTATGGTCTTGCTTCTAATTTGCTTATTAATCGAATTTACTTCACCTTTTAGTTCAGTGAGTGCTTCGCCTAAAACTGAGTCTTGCTGTTGTATTCTTGTAAGTGCAGCGTCGTCACCTAAGCCAACTTTAATTACTTCAATAATTCCATCTCGACCACTTGTTTCAGCGGCTTCGGAAAATGCACGAGCAACAGCAACTGGGTTTTGTGAGTTTGCAACAATAGGCAGTGATTCTAGTTTTGTAAAATCTCCAGCATTTTTTTCAATTGAATCAACAACAACCGAAGCAGCATTTTTCTTTCCTGCTTTTGCTTGGTCAAGTTCATCTACAAGTTGACTTAGATTAGTTCTACCAAATTTAATTGGACCTTTTACTTCAGTACCACGAACGCCCATTCCAGCAAGGCGAGCAAGTTTTACACCTTTACCAATAAGAATTAACGGGTCCAAGAAAAACATTGTAACTGTATCAATACCACCAGAGACACGCTCTGCTGCGGTATTATCTTTTTCAAAGTATGCTTGAACTTCTGCTTGATTAGACCAGTTAATTTTTTCTGTTCCAACTGGTCCACGACCAATTAATTCATTTGTTGGACTAGCAAACGCTCCTACAAGACCTACTGCTGCTTGACCAGGTGTAACATACTTGGCGCGTTCCCATGAACGGTTCCATGTTTCGCGTGGGTCTAGCCCATCTTCACCTAAATCTTTTAGGGTTTGTAGAAAAGTAGAAATTGGACGTGCCACTCCTTGACGGTATGGCTTGTCAAGTTTTTCTAAATTTTCAGTGTTACTTTCTAGTTTACCTATAACGTAACGTGACACGTCACCAGTTGGGCCCTCTTCATCACGAGCAGTGTTTGCTACAGTTTGAAAAGCACGACTAGCCAAACTACCAGGAGTCTGTAAAATAGAATCGAGAAAGTTCTTATTGTCAGCCATTATAGGTCGCCAATCTTCTCGTTGTTGTTAAGTTCTAATATTTGTGAAATGAATTTGTTGCGGTCATCTGACGACTCCCAATCAACTAATCCGAATGGGAATGCTACTTCAGAGTTCTCCACACCAAAAACGTTAACAAAGGCTGCTACGTTTTCTTGGAAGTTCATACTTGTTCTGCCGTAACCTTTACATATTGTACTAACGCTTTGAATGGTTCAGGTGCATCATCTTGTGATGCCATAAGTTCTAATGCTGGCATGTACTTTACAATCATGTCATAGTTGCCAGCCATTTGTGGCTGTGGGGTTCTTCCCGGACCTACAGGTAAACCAGAAGTAACTGGTTCGTTAGGTCGCTGCGTTGGGTCAAACAACCCTGCAGCAGGAGCACCAGATGGCATGGCAGCCATTACTGGGGCTTTTGCCTGCACTGGGTTACCTTGCATAGGTGCACCAGCCTGTGTCTCTTCTAGGGCCTTACGTTCGCCGTATTTGCCACCACCAGACATTTCGCGTACACCTTGAACCGCTGACTTACTTGATGGTCCACCGTCTGTGCGACGTGATAGTTTGCCTGGTCCTGAAACTGGTGCAGGATTGCTCGGTCTGCGGTATCCGCCTTGCTTAGCCATTCTGCTTTCCTCGTTTCACAATCTGTATTTTACCACCACTGTTTACATCAAACTTAATGGCAGTTCTCATTGCTTGTCTAATTGTGGCACCTGCATGGTATGCGCCTAGCGCAAGTTCTCCACCAGTACCCATTGCATAGATACCTGTATCAGTGCGAAGCACTGAGTAATCTTCAGCAATGTAGTAAATTTTATTATCTAAACCAATGAGAAATGAAAACCCATCTTCTTTTTCTAAAGTAATCCCAGTAGAATCATGGGCTTTTTTTATTTCTGGAATAACCTTGCTAACCATAAAGCGGTATCCGTCAGTTCCATCGTATGAAGGTAGGTTCCATCCATATTGGACAACATCACAAAGTCTCGCATTTCCTGCACCAGCAATTACATAATCACCGTCTTCGGTAATTTTTCTAACATCACTGTGCATGTAGGGGCGTTCATTCTCAGTGATTTGGCTATCTGCTGCAAATACAAATCCATTGTCGTATTGAACAGCAAGGATTGTAGTCACGACTAACCACCAAGTTGTGCTAAGATTCCAGCCAGGTCAACAGGCGGTTGCCCCCCAGCAGGACCTGCAGGTGGAACTTCTTCCTCGGTTGGAGGAGTTGGTTCTTCTGCTGGGGCAGCAGCCTGACCCATAGACTGAGCAACCAGTTCTTCTGGTGTCATCTGTGCAGGTGCTTGTGGTTGTTCAGGCTGTGCTTCTGGTTTTGGTTTTTCAAATACCTTAACAACTGCTTCTTCAATTGCATTACCTTTACGGCGAAGGTCAATTACCTTTGCAATCTGTTCCACAATACTTGATGGGTCTTGTCCTTGCATAGCCATCTGTGGGATTGCTTGTGCTAAAGACGCTAGCGATGCTGATAATGAATCACGCATTCGCTCTATATCAATGCGCTCTTGTTCACCTGAAACATTCATGCTCCATGGTAACTCTCGCATGATAAAATCACGGGATACTAAGTTGGCTTGTAAAGCCTGTAGTGAGAAGATAAGTGCACGTGATGGGTCAAGTCCAGCCATAAGACCGTAGCGAACCTGAATGGTGTAGTCGCCAGCAATGTCTTTTCCTGAATCATACTTAAATTCATACGGGGCACCATTGAATGTGCCACGTTGTTTCTTTTCACCAGGGAAAAGTTTTTCATCCATCTCAAAGCAAAGAGCAAGAACTTCTTCTAACGCTTCACCGATAATCATTTGCATAGCCTTGATTTGTGAATCAAAGCCACCCATAAGTGCCTGAACGCCTGAGCCAGTAATAACACTAGCATCCATGTTACCTGAGCGACCCTCAGGGTAACGTGAACCCATACGCATTTCTGTTTCCAGAATCTGCTGTTCGGTAAATGCACCAGTTGGTAGTTCTAGTCCTACACGGCGTACGCCTGCTGGGTTATTAGTACGCAAGACCGCATCAGGACCAAATGCAAATTCTTGTAAATCTTGGGGAACGACAATAGGAGCCTGTACGGATTTCTCGGCTGCTTCCATTGCCAAAAGGGAAAAGCGTGCTCGTGCAATTTGCACCCATAGCACGTCATCAAACTGTCCACGTGGGTCATCAACGTCAATACCTGGTCTACGAGGCACAACAATTGCTAACTTACCTAGTGGATTCTTTGCTTTACGCAATACCAATGAGTCACGCTGTGGCAGGAACATGACGATTTGGTCTTTATCCTGATAGTGCAACACATCTAGTTCGGTATTAAGGTCTTGGTTTTGGTAACCAAGTTTACCAAGGATACGTGTTTCATATTCAGGGAAATCTACAATAAGTTCCCGAATAGTCTTTAGGTATCGCTTAGTGTATGAAACACATTTTCCATAGCGGTCATACTCTGGGTAAGCACCCATAGGGTTTTCTATGCGAATGCGTGGCATACGAGCCTCAAAGTCAGGCTCTACAACAATGGGCATAAAGGCATATGTAAATATCCAGTCTGCACCAGTGTACATCTGAGTTTGTAACCCAGAATTCTGAACGTAGTTATTAGCAATCATGCTTCGCTTATCCGAAGCCTTGCGAGCGGAATCGCTCGTGCTATTAACAGTTGAGCAGTTAAACGATGGTAGAGGGGCTAGTGTCTCTGCTAGGTCTCGCGCAACAACGTCAACGAAGTTAGCAATCATTGGCTTGGAGATTCCCTCAGGGAACATGTCAGGAGCCACAGACTCCATGTAGCCACGGCGTACAGCAGTGATGTCGCGCATTCTCTGGTCACGGGCACTGTAGCGGTCTTGCAGCGACAGCACCTTGTCAGTGATTTGTTCGATACTTAGCATTATAGCCCTAAATGTAGATTATAGATTGTTCTGCAGCAAGTTCGTCTAAGTCAAAGACAATACGTTGCTCTTCATTGCGACGTGTCGCGTACCTGTTGTAGGTATGGTAGATACGGCTTCCTGATTGTTGTACAAGTTCTTTCGCTCGCAACTCACAGAACCATAGTGCCATAACGCAGTCGGTCTTATTCTTGGTATCTGGTTTCCAAGTAATTAACTGGTTAACCAGAGCCTTGATGTGTTCGTTAGTATTATCTGGTAGTTCTATCAGATTGTCGTTCTGATGCTTACCCTCACGGATAGAGCCAAACAACCCAGACATACCAGCAACGCCAAAGTTCGTGTCCCACTTGTTCTTACCAGTGAACTGCTCACTGAATCGGACACCCCGATTGGCAAGCCACATGCGGAGGTCTTCATCCAATGCAAAGGCTTTTTGGAACGCATTAATTTCAATACGTATTTCCATCGGGTTATACTTAGTAACCCATTCTTCAATGAGGTTACGAATCTTTGCTGGGGTAGGTTCTGACATGTTAAACACATCTAGAACCATACGTTGCCCAGTTTGCCGTTCTACGGCATAGGCTACCATAGCAGAGTTACCTACCATAGCAGGGTCAAATCCTAGAATGGTTACCCATTGTCCGTCTCGTGGATGTCCTGGAGTGCCTGGCTTGATAGTACCAGGCTTACGCATGCGGTTGACGCACGCATTAACAGAGATGAGCGGAAAGATTGCGTCTTCTTCCACATCTTGTTGCTGGTATACAAGAGCCCAAGTAGAAGGGTTAACTTCACTGCGGCGGTGGAAGAGTCGCTTGCCATCCCACTTAGGGTAATATCCATCTTCGTCCTGTACTAAAAGTTCTGCATCGTATTGGGGGTCTGCTCCATCCCACACTCGGTCTGAGTGAGGCCATAGAGTTACCCAGTCTTCTGGCTTGTCCGCGTACTCAAGAACCGCTGGCATAGCCAGGTAGGTGAATGGGGACTTATCGCCAGACCAGTTATCTGGGTTGCGTATCTCTTTGTATAGGTCAATAGAGGATACACGGGTACCAGCAATAACCAAAGTACCGGTAGCACCCACACGGGTGATAACCATCT